AAAAGATACTATTAAGCAAATACAAGATACGCTAAGTCTTAAAGAAGGTAAGAGTGTTGACACACAATTTAGAAAATTATCTTCTGTTTTAAGAAATAATGTTAATACTAATTTTGGAGAAAGAGCAGTATTGGCAGAAAGACTTAATAAATTAGATCCTACATTATTTCCTGAATTGGCAGGACAAAGTCTTACAGATGTATTTCCAAGAGGAATACAAAAAGCAGTTGGTAGTGCTAATATTGGGTTACAAGGAACAAATCTAGGATTGAATGTATTTGGTGGAGGAGTAAATCCTTTCTTAACATTGCCTACATTACTTACTCAAAGTCCTAGAATAATGGGTGAAACAGCATTTCAATTAGGTCGTGGTGCTAGAGGTGTGCAAAATCTAAAACAACAAATAGGCAATGTAATCAAAACACCTGAAGTTCCATCATTATTAAACACAGGTTCATCACAAGCAGTAACAGATCCATTAGGGTTGTTAGGCATTAGTGAGAGATGATATGGCACGATTTAAACTTACCTCCCATAAACTTATACAACGCACCAGGAAAGGAAACTAATGGAAATGGATCATACAGAAGCACGACTGAACACTCATGAAGCAATATGTAAAGAACGCTATGAATCAATCTGTGCAAGACTAACAAGACTTGAAAGAATTATGATCGGCATGACTGGCGGTATTCTTTTTATCTTAATCCACATTGCTCTTAAAATGTCATGAACAGGGAAACAGCATTATTAGTTTCTGTATTACTTGTAATACTGTTTTATATTCATACATCATGGGCAGACACAACAACAAATATAAAATATAGTGGTCAACCTGTGCAAAGTGCTTTTGCCCCATCGGTATCTGCATATGGATCTGATATGTGCAGGAGCGGGGTATCAGGGGGTGCAAATACTGGTATGATTTCTATATCAGGAGGTGCTACAGTTGTAGATGAAAATTGTGAGATGTTACGTCAGGCACGCTTGCTCAATGATCTCGGACTAAAAGTAGCATCTGTTGCACTTATGTGTCAAACAGATTCTATATTTATCGCAATGTTGCAATCCGGGAGTCCCTGCCCTTATCTTGGCAGTTTAGGAGCATCAGCAGAAAGAGCATGGTATGAAAAGAGACCTGATTTATTTAAAAAAGTATTTGGTGAGAATTACACTCCCCCTACTGTCACTTACCCTATGGAGTAACGCTTATGCTTGGTATTGCACTTACACACCTACGTCAGAAGGTTATATCGCTGAAGGATCTTTGTATTGCGAAGGTATTGATCCTGCTGTCGCACTTGAAAGTCATTGGTGCGTATCTTATCAACCTAATGATCCGATTTGTGATCCATATAAGCAACCGACTTGTGTTGATACTGTGGAATATCGCACAGAAATGTGTCCCCAATACTATGAAGGAAGCATATCACAGAGCAGAAATTATAGTTGCTCATCCCAAACTTGGTCAGACTGGTTTGACTCTGGCGGTGCTTGTGTTCCTTTACCCGCTTCGTGTTTTGGTTATAGTGTTACACAAACTAGGAGTTGCGATCAAGGATATAATGGAGAAATAAAGGATAGCGGAGAATATATATGTCCAACCCCTTACTCAGAACCAGTATTTACAGGATGGGTAGAAGAAAGCAACACTTGTATAGCAAGCGTAATAGACATAAACGATCCAACGTCAGTAGTCAGTCCAATCTCCACAAATGCTACAACAGCGAATACAGATACTGCAACTGCACCACAAGTTGTCAATACAATACCGACTAATCCTATACAGTCAGCAATAAGTCAACAATTAAGTGAACCGGTCGAGCAACCGATCAGCGATACGAATGAAGATGTCAGCAATGAAACTGACAGCAAAGAAGAAGTAAAAACAACAAAAGAGAATAGGAATAATAAAAAGTCTAAAGAGGATAAAGATGATGTCGAAAATGATACTCATGAGATTCTTCCTGGATTTGGTGTTGTATTATCACCTTTAACTTTATCACAAAACCCATTTGGGTTTGCTCAATTACCAATACCTCAACCATTTTCATTAGAACAGGAATTCACAGATGAGTTTAAAAGACTTGAAACCAATATCATTGACTTTATCAAGCAAGGCGATAGCGAGGATTATTATAGTCGTAGCACCAATAGTGCTTGGGATAGGATACTCAGCAACCAGTTTCTATATTAAGATGAATGAAACAATAGAAGCAAGTGAAGGTTTAGGTGGTATTAAAAAAGATATACAAAAAATGCAAATAGAAATTTCAGGATTAAAAGAAAGACAAGTAGAGTCATTAAATACAAGTATTCGTTTACAAGAAAAATCAAGTGAAGCATATAGTCTATCTAAAGAAGCAATAGCATTAAGTAAGGCAACAAGCAGAGAAACAGAAGCAATATCTAAATCATTACAAAGTGAAGTGGATACAAAACTACAAGCATTAAATGATAAACTAGATGTTATTAAACGTGCTACTACAAATCCATTAGACAGAAGATGAAATTAGATGCAAGAACTTTAAGATCAATATATGAGATGTTAATTACTACACATACTCTAAGAAATATAGGACTGCCCCCATCTAAAGAAGTTGAGTTTGAGTTGTTAGATATGGATCAGGATTGTATGGCATCTTACACACCTGACCCTGACACAATAGGAATATGTCCTCAACGACATAGATTCTTGACCAGTGTTATTAAATCAATGTTGCATGAAATCATACATATGACTAACCATTTATATGGAAAATCTTATTTAAGACATGATAAGCATTTTCAAGAATTAAGAAAACATATAGCAGACGAATTAGGTTTTGATGAAAATGAAATATAGGAGTATTAAATGTTAAGCATACTATCCGGGATATTAGGATTTGCAACAAGCGGGTTACCAAGTATATTAGATTTCTTTAAACAAAAAGGAGATCAAAAGCATGAACTAGCAATGTCAAAATTAGACATGGAGCGTAGTCTTGCTATGGCAGAAAAAGGTTTTGCTAGTCAAGAAAGAATAGAAGAGTTTAGAACAGATCAAGTGGAGATGCAAACATATGCGCAAGAAAGAGAAGCATTATATAACCATGATGCAAAAATGTCGGAAAATGCGTCTCCTTGGGTTAATAATCTCCGTGCTAGTGTTCGCCCCATTATCACCTATATTTTTGTTTTTCTTTTGTTATTTACTGACGTTGTCGGAATGATATGGGCAGTTAAAAGTGGTGTTGATTTTGCTACCGCAATGGAGTTAGTATTCTCTGATGAAGAGATGGCAATCGTAGCATCTATTATTGGTTTTTGGTTTGGGTCAAGGCACTGGGAAAAGAAAAAGTGATAACCAGTGAAGAGGGAATTAAACTTATTAAACATTTTGAAGGGTGTCATTACCATCCTTATCTTTGTCCTGCTTTACTGTGGACTGTGGGTTATGGTCATGTTCTCTATCCAGAACAAAATAGACTCAAACTATCAGAAAGAAAGACATTCTCATTACACAAATCACATGATAGAAAATGGACTCAAAAGGAAGTAGATGATCTTTTACGACATGATTTACAGCGATTCGAGCGTGGCATACATCGTTTGTTACCTTCTGTGCCACTTAAACAAAATCAGTTTGATGCTTTGGTTTCTTTTGCTTTTAATCTTGGTTTGGGGACATTACAAAGATCGACTGTAAGGTCTGCATTACTTCGTGGAGATGAACAGCAAGCAATAGATTCTTTATTGCTATATAGACGTGCAGGCGGTAAGATACTTAAAGGACTTGAACGAAGAAGAGCAATGGAAGCACAGTTATTCTTCAAACATATAAAATGAAGATATTGTTTATCGACATAGAGACGAACGCATCAGTAATTTCTGCATGGGGATTATATGATATTAATGCTAGTCTAAATCAAATTATCAGCAGAGGTAAAATGATTTGTTGGTCTGCTAAATGGAAAGATGATGACAACATTATCTTTGATTCAGAATGGACTTCTTCGCATAAAAAAATGGTCAAGCATATCTGGAAACTTATGGATGAAGCAGACATTGTTTGCCATTATAATGGTCAGGCATTTGATGTAAAATGTATACAAAGAGAGTTTTTGCTATTAGGTATGCCACCTCCAAGTCCATTTAAACAACTTGATTTGCTTCGAGTTATTAAAAGAAACTTTAGATTTATATCTAATAAACTTGACAATGTTAGTCAGGAATTAGGCATTGGTTCTAAGTTAAAGCACGCAGGAATGGATTTATGGAATGATGTCAATAAAAAAGATCCTGATGCCAGGCAGATCATGCAAAGATATAATGAGCAAGATACTTTATTGTTAGAAAAACTTTTCTACAAACTAGAGTCATGGTTAGGTGGATATATTAACCATAATGAATATAGTGATGTAGTTGTATGCCCTACTTGTGGCAGTTCTCATATCCATAAGCGAGGATTCAAAAAAACTAATACTCAAACATACCAACAATTTAGATGTATGGATTGTGGTTCTTGGAGTAGAAGTAATAAATCAATTAAGGGTAAAACAAAATCAGAGTCGATTATCAGCATAAGGTAGAAATTATGGACATAGATGAAATAGCAGAGCATATGATTGGTAAAACAATCGAAGATGTTACTTTAACATTTGGTGAGGATACAATAACAATTTTCTTATCAAATGGTATGAGTGTTGAAATTATATGCGATAGCATCTATGCAGATGTCCCGGAGTTTGATGATTAAAGATATAGAACTGCCTGACGGCACAATAACAGATAATTATTCACAGAAGTATCAAAGATATTGTGAAGCACTTAACCTTAGCAAAAAACCACTTTACAAACGTAGAGAATGGTTAAATAAACTTAAAGACAAAGAAAGAATAAGCGAACTTAAATACTGGTTAGAATGGATATGGAAAGCAAAATAAAAAAAACACTGACAAAATATGTTGATTCTGTAATCGAATATCTGCCAGTGCTTGTTGGTTTATATTGTGTTTATATATTCTTTATAATCGTTTGTGCTATTTCTAATTAAAGACAAACAATCACACCACTTTCTGTTACTTTGCAAATTTGCAACTCTCCCGCAGGATCAATAATTGTTACTGTTTCACCTGCAATTACATTAAAAGATAACATTAATGCAAACATTATTGCTAATATTAATTTGTCCATACTAACTCTCCTCAAAGTTTATTAAATTATCAGGAAACATTTTATAGTGCTTTCCTGTTATATTATGACTAACTTCTACCCTACAAGTTCCATCATCTTGATTAAAGAATACCACATCAAAATGGTTGCCGTCAATTATTAATTTTCTTGTTATCATTCTTACAAATTCCATTTCCTAAAAAGTCTCTCCCGCACCACCAAACTTTATGAAATGTATTGGCGGGTTTTTTACATTTATTACATACTTGATTGCCTAATTTAATTTTCGTCATGCAATGAATCTTCTATCCAATCTTCATCAATTACTGGAGATCCATTTCTTCTTGCTTTTTGTTCAAGTATTTGATTAAGTCTTTCTTGATACGATTGTTTTTCTGCATCACAATACCAGTTTTGTTTATCACACTCTTGTATACAATTTCTTAACCAAGTTTCTTCATCAACATCTTTTTCAACTTTATAACCTCTTCGATCAAGATACTTGTATTGGTCACCCTTACACTTACCCCTAAATTCTTCAGGTGTAAGTTTCTTTTTCATTATATCAATTGTTTCAAGACCCCCACGTTTATAGTGGTCAGGATTAATTGGATCGCTCATAAAAACTCCTTACTATATTTAAAAAGTAAATTAGGAGGTATTTTAAATGCTTTCTTAGACACTTTGTCACCATCACCATAACCTTCCCAATATATAAGTCTATTGACAAATATACAATGTAATATATCACCTTTTTTTAAAGAATGAAACTTTTTACCATCGTATATTATCCAATAATCTGCCTTGCTAACACATAGTGCTGTTTGTTGATCGTTCATTTCAAACTCAATTAACACACTATTAAACTCATGACATCGAGGACATGACTTAACTTCTATCTTCAGATCTACTTCAGGAATATAAATATCATATTCCGGGAAATAACCTTTTTTCATAAAAGCATTAGGATACTTTTGTTGTATTCTTTGTAATACAATATTTTCTATTTTATTACCATATGCTAAATCTTTTTTAA